CGGTCAGTTCTTTGTTTTGCTGCCACGCTCCGGGGTAAGGATCGCGCACAACCGGCCACCAGCCAGACGAGCCCGCCTCCTGTAGTGCCTTGGTGCGGCGCTTGATCTCTAGCCCAAAGAGCTTCATGTGTTATTCCGCCTGCATGTGTCGGGTGTCGTATTCGCCTTTCTTGGGTTCCGGCTCTACATGCACGTCCGCCTTGCCAAGGGCCACCAGAAGATTGCCTTCACGCTCACGCGCTCCGGTGATGACCTGGCCTTGCGCATAGAACTTGCCGCCAAACCGGAAACCACGAGGGTCTTTTACTTTGAGATCCATAGAACCTCCAGATGATTAAGGCAGGGAGGGCCGGAGCCCTCCCTTATGACTTACGCGCCCCAGTTGACGCCAGTCAGGTAGGCTACCGCAGATGCGCGGCGAAGCTTCCAGTTAATGAAACGCTCCGCACGCATGGCGACGCTGTTGGTCTGCCAGAGGCTGACCAAGCTGGAGCCGGTCGGGGTGTCGCTGTCGTGAGTTGGCGCGTTGTCCATCTCCAGAGACGCCTCGCGGCTCATGTCCACCATGACGCCACCTTCGTCACCCAGATAGATATCCCCGGCGTTTGCCATTACAACGATGGAGCCGGTGGAATCGGTCGGGATGTGCTCGGAGACGATCACAGGTACGCCGTTCAGGGTGCCGCCGCTCATGGTGATGTTCGGGAACTCCGGTTGGCCCAGAGCGTTCACCATCAGGGACAGTGCCAGCGCGGTAGTGCCGTTCATGATCAGAACCGCAGAGGACGGGGTATTGTTCGCCGCGATGAATTTCTGATACACGCTGCGCAGGTCGGCACGCACGTCGTCCGCTGTGCCGGTGCCGCTGGCACTGATAGGCGTCAGGCCGTTGGTGATAGAGGCCGGGGAGACTCCGGAAACCGCCGCCTTTGCCGGGTCGATGAAGTCCACGTCCATCCGCGCCGCCAGGGCTTGCGCCAGTTGGTCACGGATCAGCACGTCAGCCGCCGGGGAGCTATACATCAGCACCTCTTCGGACAGAACGGCGATGTTCGCAACCTTCAGCGGCTCAAGGGTAGTGCGGGTGAAGTCGAACTTGGTCAGCGGCTTGGCCTTGCCTTCGCCTACCCAGTAGCCGTCACCGCCAGATGTCTGGCCGATCAGGGGTACGCGGAAAGGCACGGTACGCAGGCTTGGCACACCGCCAGCGCCGAAGCGGCCAAGAATGGTCTGGGGACGCAGGAATTCCACGAAGTCCGCGAACACGGCAGACTCGTCGCCCACCAGATTGCCAGCCCATGACGCGTTGCTGGTGGTGCCAGCGGCTACGGCGGCCTTGGCAACGTTCTGGATGCGCTGGTCATCCGGGTATTGCGCCTTGGCTACGTCAATCGGGTTGACGTGGTTCATCTTCGAGGTCACCAGGATGCGGGCAAACTTGGCAAAGCCAACGCCTTTATCCTCTTTCGCCACTTCAACGCGGGGCTGCTTGCCTTCGCGGGACTGTGCGGCCTTTTCTTCGGTGTCACCTTCGATGGCCTTGGCGTTCGCAGCTTCGGCGGCTTTCGTTTCGGCTTCTTCGGCTTCACGCTCGGCTTGCAATGCCTCAAGGCGCTTCAGTTCAACCTTCAGACCTTTGATCTCGCCAACCGTATCATCATACTGCTTGGCTTCTTCGTCGGTCAGGGTGCGGGTTTCACCCAGCGCCTTGTCGTTGATTTCGTCACGCTTCTCTTGCATGACCTCCAGCTTTTTGCGAAGTTTCGCAATCTGCTCTTTCAAGTTCATGGTAAATCTCCCACTCAGGGTTAGTAGTAAAACGGGCCTTTCGGCACTTCACGGTTGCGCCCTGACGCGGGCTTTTCGACCTCGGCACCCTTGGCCCCTGACGCGGGTAGATGCTTTTGGTCAAAACTTTTAACGGCAGTGATCACCGCTTCGGACTGGGCCGGGACAGATACCAGGCTCAGCTCCAGCCACTCCCATTCGGCAAAACGTAAGCCACCGTCGTCAAGGTGGCTGTATTCGATGGGAGAGAAGCCGATGGAAACTGCGTTCAGAAGGTTGTATTTGAGGCTGTGGATTGCCTCGTCTACCCGATCCTTTACTCGCCCCGGCTCCGTCACCTTCGGGATGACCGCTTCAAACGGGATGCCATCGGCGGTCGGTTGCGCCATGGTGATGTTGCCCACCGGTAATTGGTGATCGTGGTAGAGCAGAAACGGCATGGGCGTTTTGAACTTCGCGCCCATTGGATCCACAATGTCGTTCATCCGGTCGGGGGTCGGGGTGCTGGCAATGCCTTTGACCGTCACGAACTTCTCGTCGTTGTCGTCAAACTCTCGGCAATCCAGAATGGAGTATGCACGGTTCATGGCAAAGCCTCTTAAAATCCTTCTGTCATATTATCAGTGATTGTAGCATGGGCAAAGGGTTAGACAAAAAAGAGGTTGTATTCTTTTTCCGGCTCCTGCTCATGCTTGGCAGAAATACCCGTCGCCATTGCCAGTGCAACCATGCCATCTATCCGGCCTGTCGCCTTATGTCGGTCTAGCTTGCGACCGCCCGCAGGATCTGACGATACTACAGCATTAGCGGCGCACATAGTCAAAACTGGGTGCATTCCGTGCCTGACGCGCTTGTTCAGCAGGTCCGCTTCCAGGTTGTCCAAGGCAGGCGCCATGTCCTTGAAGCCTTGCCCGAATTCAACCAGCGGGAAATCCACGCCGAGCCTGTCCATTTCCTTACGGAAGACGTCGATTCTCCAGCGGTCAAACCCTATTGCACGTAGGTCTAACCCCTCGCATATCTCCGCAATCTCCGACACAACGAACTCATAGTCAACCGTGGCGCCGGGGGTGGTGCGCAAGAACCCCTGCTGAACCCACACGTCATACGGCACGCGGTCACGCTTCGACCGATCATATAGCCCTTCCTGTGGCGTCCAGAAATACGGGTAGACATGCTTGGTGCCTTGGGCGTCTATGGCCTCAATAACGAATGCGGTCAAGTCGGTTCTGGCAGACAAGTCCAAACCGGCGTAACACTCCATGCCGTCAGGTGATTCCGGGCTTTCTCCGCAAGAATCCCATACTGACTTGCTGACAAACGGGTTCACCACCGATATGCGCTGGTTGAGCACCAGGTTCCTGAACGTGGCCTCACTGGTCGGCATTCGCATGGCGCGCTCCGCTTGGCGCTTCAGGTCATCCATTGAGCGGAAGATACCGAGAGCAGGGTTGGACGCCCGCCATGCTTCCTCGTCGTCTAGCTCGCAATCCTTTGGAGCCTCATAGATATGGCTCACGATGTGGGGATCATTGGAGCGCCGTGCATCATCAAGCCAGATAGAAAACAAGTCGTTATCGGTCGCCGCCTGGGTGCTGATCGCAATCAGCAAGGGGCTTCCATGCGCGCCCTGCGCAGTGGTAATGGCGTCGATGAAATCCGACTGCGGGCCGCGTACCTGTCCGACTTCATCCAGAATCGCCAAAACAGGTGACAGGCCGTGGGCGGTTTTGCCGTCCGCTGCCAGCGCCTTGAACTCTACGTTCATCGGCTTTCCAATAAGCCGCTTGCCGCTCGGTATGATGTGGATGATTTCCGCCAGCTTCGGGTTAAGCTGTATCATCTTGCAGGCCAAGGCGAAAACGAGCGAAGCCTGATCCCGGCTCATGGCACCGGAGACGATCTGGCTGTTTTGCACGGCCTCTGGGCCAACCAAGTGCGCCAGCAGAATACCGGCAATGAGGGCTGACTTGCCGTTCTTCCGGGAAACAGAAAGGTAAGCCGTGGTGGTGCCTTCCGGGTTATCGTAGATATCCAGAATGAACCGGCGCTGGAATTCCACCAGCTTTATCGGCTTGCCAACCTGGGCGCCTTCGGGAATCTTTAGATACTGCTCAATGAAGGCTATCACCTTTTCGCCACGGGTCATTAGTGCATCGGCCTCGCCAGAAGGTTGTCGGATTCTGACTCCATGCTGTCAGCCGCCCGCTTGTGGTCTTCGTTCTGCTTGACCTGCTCCCTCGATTTCCCTTGTGTCGCCTCCGGGTGGATCTGCAAATGGGCATTCAGCAGCCTGACGCGCTTGGCCAGCAGGTCTGCCCGCTTCTCGATTTCCTTCACCGCTTCCGAGGGTGCCGTGATGTTTTGTTCCAGCTCTTCCGACACCCGCTCAAGCCGGTACATGCAGCGGGCGACTTCGGCGGCCAGCACCAGGTCGCTTTTAGTCCACGCGCGTTTTGCCTTGGCAGTCGTGACCATCTCCCAGAACGGCTGTACGGCCTCACTGATCTTGACCCCGGCTGGCGGGTTAGGAGCGCCGGAAAGTGCCCCTCTGGTGATCTCTGTGCGCCCTGCGGCGCTGTCTGATCTCTGTCGCTTGCTCATAGTTTGTCCAAGTGAGTTACCAAAAAAGCTAGACTTTGGGCGCGGTCAGGGAGCAAACCGCCAGGACAATCTGAGCACCCCCGCCAACCTATTGATTCCAATGGTGTTTTCCATCAATAGGAACGCCTGACGAGTCGCAACCGATCTCCTGACCTTGCTTCTCTTCGCGCTGCTTAGTTGAGTTGTGGTGGGTCTGGCATAGCGCGGCCCAGTTAGACCTATCCCAGAACAGCGCCTGATCACCTTGATGCGGCACCCTATGATCGACAACGGTTGCCGCAGTAACTCGTGGAGGCGTCATGTTCTGACACATCTCGCATAATGGGTGAGACTTTAGAAAGGTCAAGCGCGCCTTCTGCCATCGGCTTCCGTACCCTCGCTGGGCGGTAGTCCTCTTGTCGTGACGCCAACTGTTAGACTTTGGTCCCATCCAAATAAACCCCAGGCTCTGATTCTGACTCGTCCGCTTCCTCAGCCAGCGTCTCCACTAGCAGCATCAGCAGTTGATTGGTCTTTCGTTGTTCTTGCAGAATGCTTTGCAGTAACTCGCTTTGCTCTGTCACGCGCTAACCTCACGTATCGTTTGATCCATTCTCGTCTACGGGCGCAGCCGGTGCAACTCATGGCTCGCCTCGCAGTGCGTCCACCAACCCGTTATGCCGGGTGGCGCAGTCGTGGTAGGTGGTTGACCAGTCGCGCATGGTCAGCACGACATCTTGCCCTGTCCCGTCAGTCAGCAGCGTCAGGCTTTTCGGGCACTTGACCATCAGATTCTCTGGCGGGTTGTCCTTGTGCTGCCAGGTTAAGCAGCCGGAAAGACTCACTGTCAGCGGGAATGCACACGTTATGAAAAACAGGCTTCTGAATCTCACGGATGATGCCCCTGTCGATAACACGTTCATTGGCTCTTAGCTCGCTCAGGCGCTTTTCTACTTGCGCCGATACCTCGGCCTGCCCTTTGCGGATTTCAGCCGCTAGGGCGTGCTGGGCCTCCACAGCTGCCAGGTCCTTGCTGTCCTCAAACCATCCTCTAGCTAACCAGCCGCCTGTACCGATGGCGGTGGCAGCGACGGCAATCAGGGCGGGCTTGGCGTAGGGGATCATTTCTTGCTCCGGCTGAATGCTTCGATGGCGTTGTTGCCGTAGTAGCCGATGACAATCACCGCAAACGCCCATGCCAGCGTCTCAATCAGCGGGATAGTCGCTTCGCGTACCGGCGCAAACAAAGCGCAGGCCAACGTAAAGAGCAATGCAGCCATGGCGGTGTACGCCAGTCTCCGGCGGTGTCGCCAGTAGCGCTCGGGGTCTGGATGGTTATCGCTCACGGCCCTGAGTCTCGATTAAGCGGTCAAGCTTGTTGTTTATCATCCGCAGATCCACGCGCAGCTCGTCGAACTTCTTTTCCGTCCGACTCTGGTCAGACACCCGCTCTGTCTGCAAATGCTTGATGTTCAGCTCCAGATTGCTGATTCGGGTGTCTTGTCCTGCAAAAAACCAGAGGGCTCCAACGATAAGGCCGATGGTGGTGCCTATGTGGGCCACCGACACGCTCTTATCCAAGTGCCACCCTCTGCGATCTGGCATATCTGTCACCGCTCAACCTCACCCGTCCGCATGATCTCTGCGAGCTCAGTCGCTCTCCGGCCTACCTGCTTCGCCCACTTTGAATCAAGCATTTCAGCAGCGGCAGCCGCGTAGTCGCGCTTAGCCAAAGCACGCCACATACGCTTAAACCCAATAATCCCCTTAAAACCTACGTTAAAGCAGAGGTTGGCGAGTACCGTCTGACGTATCTCGTCAAGCGCTTGGTATTCGTCCACCTGCTCCAGCTGGCGGACTACCTCAGCAATGTCGTTATCCAGCAGGGTGAACGCCTCTTCCCGGCTAATGCCCTTATCGTCAAGGTTACGCCCGATGCCGATGGTCAGTTTGCCCACGGTGTCCTTGTATGGTTTCAGCCGCAGCCCTTCATGCCGCTCCAGCTGTTCGCGCAGTTGTTGGGTGTCCATGGTTGGCTCCTGGTTAATGGCCCCAGCGTACCAAGGCAGAGGCCAGGGAGTTGCCGGCTTACTTGCCGGCCAGCTTATCACGCAACAGGTAGCCCTCAAGCGCCCAAATTTTGTTTCGGGCGTTATCGCGGGCAATCTTTCGCCCGATAGCCTCATCAAAGTTTTCAGGGCTTGCGGCTGCGCTTTCGCCAGTAACGATGTAGCCGTTGCGCAGAGTTAGCGCGCACACAGTCATGGTTGTACCGGGAAACACATGATACTGCTCAGAGTGGATGCACTCGTTGATTGCATCCGGGGTCAGTCGTGGAGCGTTAAGCCCTTTCGACTGGATTTCTTTCTCGATCTCTTGCTCTCTCATATCGTCTACCTCAATGTCAGTCTATGGTTTTGCCCACCAGGGCGACCGCTGTCTCGCAATCCGTTAGGCGGGCAGTGTGGCAGCCGACCCGGAGCGACCAGCCTGGCGCGTGCCACGGGGTTAGTATAACCGCATCCGCACAATAAAGACCACTGCATCACCAAGCAAACCACCTGCGGCTGCACCCGGTATCGGGTATACGTCAGGGCCGGGTAGGCCATGGGGCAAACCTTGGTGTTATCGCCATCACGCCCTGCACCATAGCAGCGCTCATAGCCGCGCATAACGCCAGCGTGTAACGACCCGCGCCAATGCCCCCACTGTCTCTGCCAGCCATACCCCGCCACCCATGTCTCCCGGCCATAGGAGTTGGTGAACGTCCCGGCCATTTAGTTTTTATACTCGACAATCGTGGCCTTGTGGGTCTCGTTGTAGTCGCCTGAGCTTAGATGGGTTGACCAGCCGCCGGCCAGTAGTGCTAGCTCGGCATGGGCTGGCGTGCAGGTGGCTAGGAGGAGGGCTAGGAGGATCGCGAGTTTCATGGTTTTGGTTCCTTCTTCCAGCCTTCGGCGATGAGGTGGTCTGCAATATCGTAGCCGTCGATCTCTTTGAGTGTTTTTCTCGGGGTCGCTGCGATGGCTCTTACCAACTCATCCCGCTGGCGCTGTTGCTTGGTGAGGAGGGGTCGAATAGACAGGCCATTCATGATAGTCCAGAACTCACCGTTCTGATTTGCCTTAAACCATACGGCCTCGGTTGTTGAGGCGATCACAGTCCCTGGATACCAGAAGCTGCCCATCTGCACTTCACACTTTGCGCCAGCGGGTATCGGAAAAGCCGAACCATCCCACTCAGCCTCATGCGCCCTTTTGGGTGGGCGGGGGATGACCGGAGTGTGGCACGGCTCACCATCTGCGCAAGGACACCATGCCTGGCATTCAGGGTAAAAAAAGTAAGCTCCATTTCCCAGCCTGTACCAGCACGGCTTAAATCCGAACTCAGACCCTTCTCCCCACCTGTTACCGACATGAGTCGCGTCTTCAGGCGCTCCGCACTCATCCCAATACTCCCGATCCACTGCCAATCGTTCCAGGTCGATGTCAGTCATTGTTGTTTCTCCAGGTTGTCGAGTTCGGCTAGGAGGGCGCGGGCGTCAGCCACTATGTCTCCAATGTCGTCAGGACCGGGCTCGTCGTTCTGCCAATGCTCGTAGTCGGCAACAATCCGCTTTGCTATACCCCGCAAGCGGTCGTGGTAGTTTACCGCCTTGACAATGTGGCGAGCGTTGGCCTCGGCCTTTTCGATGCCCATGTCTGGCAGCTCATAGCAACCGTTGCACTGGATCATGTCGCGCCAGTCAACATGCTTGAGATCCGGGTCTTGGTGCATGGCGTCGATAAAGGCGGTCTGGCTGCGCTTGCTGATCCGGCCTGGCGTCCATGGTGTTGGTGTTGGTCTCACTTCACCACCTCCACTTCCCGCAACAACAGCCGGGCTTCCAGTTCGTTCATTTCGCCGTTCACCGCCAGCGTCAACTGCTCTACCAGCCGGGCGTGAAACTCCGCTGCGGTGCGGATGCCCAGGCTGCGGTTTCCGTTGCCGATGTCGTACAGCTGGTCTCGGGTGCGGTCGGTGATGCTGACGTTTCGGTTTTTGGGTTGGTTGGTCATTACTTCCGGCCCTCCTTGCGTGCCAGCCACTTCTCCGCGCCCTTGCGAGTCTTGAAGTCCTTAGACTGCGTGAACGTCATGACGGTGAAGGTGCCGTTGCCGTTATCGAATACGCCTTTGCTGATCTGCTCGTTGTTGCCAAGGTCTAGAGTTTTCATTTCCCTTCCCTCTCCGTTGTCGTCTCTATGGTTATCATTATACACAGTCTGCATGGTGTGTAAAGGGGTGTTTATGGGTTTGCGTGAAATCCGGCCAGTCAGCAGGCGACTACGTTGTCTACGTTAGCCTGCTAACTAAAATCAATTTGTAGTCGCCTCAAACCCGCATGGTTGAGCCGTTTGTCTACAATGTCTACAAATGGACTATAAAATATATAATATATAAGGGGCTTTGTTCCTTTTGTACCCGCTATGTCTATCTAATCCCTTACGTGTCTTTCGCGCGAAAAAAACGTCCCAAACGTAGTCACCTGCGTAACTCTTTGACCATAAACGAAAAAAGCCGCCACAAGGGCGACTACGCAGCGACTACAGCGACTACAAAAACGTAGACACTAGCCGAAAAAGGCAAGCGGGATGCGAACCGCTCTCGTTTTGACGCCAGCAAACCGAACAGCGTACTCCGTAGACGTTGCGCCCTCGATTCTTCCAAGAATCCGACGCCATCCAGCACCCCAAGGCGTATCCCTGAGCAACTTTTCCAGTTCCGCATGCTTGTTTGAGACGAGTAAAAACGATCCATCAACGGCCAATCCGTAGCGCTTCAGCACGTCGTTTGCGTCCGCTGCCATGATGCCCCCGATATGCTCCTGACCACTGGCAGCGTCGACAACCTCGCCGATAGACCGACTGAGCTGGCCGCGCTCAGACTCAAATCGGATCTGACTTTGCAGAATGCGCTGCAAGCATGACTCCTCGTCGCTGACTTGCTCCTGCTCCTTGGCGTCTGAGAAATCCATGCGCTTCACCCACTCCCTGGCGTCTTCCAGCGCGATCTCGTCGCTTCGGTAGTAAGCACAAGCGCCCGCAATAAGAGTGCCGACCTGATCCCCGATACGTTGGCTACCCAGAGTCTCAGCAACCGCCCTGGAGAAGGTTTTAGCGTTCTTCCGTATGGCAGGCATCAAATGGTAGGCGCGGGCACGCAGAGAGGCGCACATAGCGTCAGACAAGGTGTTGTCTACGCGCTTACTGAACGCGTCCCACCGTTCGGCTTCTTCGGGGTTCTTGTCTGGGCTGGCCAGAGACAGAACAGAAAACCGGCTTTCGTCCGCCGCTTGGGATAGCGAGACGTTGACTGACCCCAGCAGAAACATGGATCGCATGCGGAAGGCCATCCCATGACCGCTTACCGTGCCCTTGATGATCTCTGCCGTTGAGTCGCTTGAGGATTGGCGCGCTAGCTCAATCACCGTCTGCATGCGGTGCTGGCTGCGGTGGTCTTCGCTCTCAGCCTCGTCAAACACGATAGGTCGGGCGTCCTGCTTCAGCTTCTGGCGAATGCCGGCCTCCGTGGTGCTCCCCTGCACCATCAGAGCAGACGGGCCTAGCAGCGGCTGCACCATGTGGTCCTGAATCCACGACTTGCCCGCCCCTCGCTGTGCTGTGATCCAGACGTGAGGCCGCCAAGAAAGCGCCCCGCAGATCGGGGCCAGAAGGCACCAGCCGGCCAGCATTTGGGCGTAAACCGGCTTGTGCCAGTTCAGGTTCTCGAACATCTCAGCAATCCCGGCAGCGGTGTTGTCGTCAGCCGGTTTCGCGTCTGCCCCGTGCTCAAGCGCCGGCTGACGGGTGTAGATGTAGCTTGAGTCGTGTTCGGCAATCGTGCGCTGCTGTCCGTCAACCAGCAGTCTGTCGCCCAGGTGCAGCACAGCGCTGCCCTTGTCGTACCAAGCGCCACGACCACGCTCACGGTCAGAACTGTAGATCCCCCGGCGCTCACAGCCGCGCATGCAGTCGTTCGCCGCTGCATGCCAGTCTGTGCCGCCTTGCTTACCCTTGGGGTAGGCCATCTCCCACCACTCAAGCGGTGCAAGGCTCAGCAGTTCGGCAGGGCTTGTGTGGCTTCCTCGCTTTATCTCGCTCACCTGTTCGGTGCCACGGGGCAGGTAGTAATAGGCGTTGCCGTTGTAACCCAGGAAGCGGAACGGAAGGCCGGCCGGCTGATGCTCAGGGGTTGGCTGTGGCTGTTCCGGAACAGGCTCCGCAGCCATGGCCTTGGCCTGTTCGGTTCGCTGGCGTTCCGGCTTGAGCCCCAAAAGTTCAGCCGCCGACTTAACCGCCTTGCTCACGTCCCCCGCGTGCTCGTAATGGCAGAACAGGTCAAAGGCGTTAACTGGTTGGCCGTTTTCCTCGCTGCACAGCGGATCTGATGCGTGGTGAATAAAGCATGACTGCTCATCGGGGAACAAGACAACACCCGGCAGGTTGGTGCCGCTGTGGGGGCTCAAATACCTAGATCTGCCCTTGCGAACATAGCCATATTGCTCAAGAGTCAACCTTAGATCATGCGCATCTATGAACGATTGAATTACGTTTTGATCTTTCGGTTCCTGCTTTTTCTGTTTAGCTTTGGCCGATAACGGGGATTGATCTTCAAGCCACGGGCAAAAACCTACCAATTGTGGCTTAAAGTTGTCCCATGCCGTCCACATAGAAATCAGCCAGTCAGGAGGCTCCGGCCAAATACTTCCTTGTTTTGGCGGCTGAACTATCCATTTGTATGGCTCTTTCGTGTCTGGATGAATTGATGGGGGGAGCATATCGAATCGGCTTTTTCCATCACAAGATGCTCTAAGCTCAAAAACCGTGTAAGACTTTGATTTATCGCTTTCTTTTTTCCAGTTAAGCTTCGTGTACGGAAGGGCTTTATCTTCAGGGACACGGAAAACTATCCTTCTACCCTTTGATGACCCCTGGATTGTTGGGTATTTCCAAAGATCATTAGGATCAATACCGAACTCGGCGAGGATATGCTGGAAAGATTCCTCACAGTCAATATCCAAGCTGCATAGACCTGAATCGCCAAGAGAGACCCCGATATTTTGATCGCTGTGATCAGAGAAGTATTGCTCTGCGATATCTGGATCAGGCATTGCGTGGCTACCCCAATCGTTCATCAGGGGGAGCTTGCTTGATGGCTTAATTGGGATTACGTGCATCCCGTACCTTTCTGTATATCTACGCGCGTACCACGAAATACTTTTCACAGAAGCCTCCCATTCTCGTTTGCCCATTCAATGGGATCTTTAGCCGACTTCCGTAAGTTGCACTCTACGCAAAGAATTTGCAGGTTTGTCGATTCGTTCGACCCTCCCCTTGAAAGAGGCACTATGTGATCAACGTGATATTTTTTGTTTGCCCCGCCGACCTTATCTTGACAACTTGCGCATCTGCCCCTTTGCATCCTAAGAGCCTTCTCTTCGCAAAAATCTAAACCAAGGCCATCGGTCCCGGCTTTCTGCGCCCGCCTCTTTCTTTCGTGCTTGCGCTTCACCTCCGGGTTCTCCTTGAAGTAATTTCTTGTTTTCTCTCTGAGTTGCTCAGAGTTTTTTTCATAGTAATCTCTTTGCCTAGACAAAACCCTTTCTCTGTTCCTTTGGTGATAATCCCTTAGCCTTGAAAGGTATTTCTCTCGGTTATTCTTTCTATATTTATCTAAATAAATGGCTTGGCAGTCGGTACACTTTCCGCAGCCGACGTATCTTTCTGCAATATGCCCGCGCAGGCACGGCTTTCCTGTAAAATACTTGGTCAGGCCAGCCTCTTTAGCATCTTTTCGGGTGATAACTTTGGTGGTCATTCTGAATTCCTCAGTCAAAGGTAGTCAAAGAAATGGCGCGGCAGGCAGTGACTAGCTGCTTTTCATCTGGCCGGACTAGCCGCGCACTATCAATTGTAGCGCCTCGTCTACAGATCGGGCAATGCCGGCGATTCCGCCAGCGTTGCGGACGGCCGCTATGAAGCGTAGTTGTTCTTTGGTTGGGCGGCCCGTAGGCGTCTTGACTTCGATGGCCAAGAACCGTCCGTCAGGCGCTATGCCCACGATGTCGGAGCTGCCTACGCAGAGCCCGAACGTCATCATGCGGGCATCAGTGAGCGTGACTTGATCGCCCGCCCTGTGTATCTGCTTACCGATCCACGCTCCGGCAGTCTCGTTCCGCCAAACCGTGCAGCCGGCCTCAGATAATGCCAGCATGATTAGACGCTGGATTTTCGTTTCTTTGTTCATGCCGCCCTCACCTCAGCCAGCAACCGCTTGGCCTGTTGATAATCCGATGCAGTAGGCTTGCGCCCCTCTCTCGCACAGTGAACGTGTACCGCCCAGCCGCTGGGGTTTTTCATGCCGCGACGGACGCCTAACTGAATCAGATCTTGCAGGTTTCTGGCTGCGCCTTGGTTGCGTTTGCGCTGGCGTTTTTCTGCCTCAATATCAATGCGCTCAAGTTCGCCGTCAACCACTTGGATCTCGGCTTTCTTTCGCACTTCTACAGGCTTTCCGCAAGATGGACACACAGAAGGCCCTGGCCGAAAAATGTGAAAGCAATGCTTGCACTGCTGCACGTTTACGTCGGCTTCGTCGTCTGTTTTTCGCTTGCGCTTCTTTCGGCCTTCCAGCGACCATTCGCGGTCTTCGTCTGGGAGTCCGAACCCTGGTCTTGCCCAGTTTCCGACCTGATCGAGAATCAGCAACCGATCCTTGCTATCTGACGGCCTGAGTCCACGGCCATTCCCCTGCATCCAAATTATCAGGGATTGCGTAGGTCGCAACCACTGCACAACTTCGATTGACGGAATATCAACGCCCTCGATAAGCAGCTGCACATTGGTAATTACAAGCGTCTCTCCGCGCCTGAACCGATTTAGCACGGCCTCGCGCTCAGGATTCGTCATGCTTCCCTCGATCATTTCCGCAGGCACGCCAGCCGCCCTGTATGACTCCATGACATGCTCCGCGTGACGAATAGATACGCACATAACAACGCATCGCTTGCCGTACGCGTGCTTCTTGTAAGTGGCCACGGCATCCCCGGTAATCGTCGGCTTATCCATGGTCTGCTCAAGCTCGCGCTTGTCGTAGTCACCCATGCGCGTTTTAACTGCGGAGAGATCAACCGTGGATGGCGGCGCGAATATCTCATAGTCGGACAGGTAGCCAGCATCAATAAGCTGCCGAATAGATGGCCCCTGAACGATGGCGCTGTAGGTGCCATCTAGCCCCTTGCCGTCCGTACGCTGCGGCGTGGCTGTAAGCCCAATAACCTTGGCGTTCGGATAGGCTTCCAGGATCTTCTGGTAAGTGGTAGAGGCGCTACGGTGGCACTCGTCAATAATGATCAGGTCGGGCTCTGGGTATTGGTCCGTTCTGCGCACCCACGTTTGAACGCTGGCCACTTGAGCGGGCAGCTTGCTCAAGCGCTTGCCGGCAGCAATCATGCCGTGCTCTAGTTTCTGCTGCCACAGGGCCTTGCTTGTCTGGCTCAGTAGCTCGTTTTGGTGAACACAGAAGACGCTACGCTTTCCAGCCTCGGCAGCTCGGCCCATCATGTATACCGTAATGGCGGTCTTGCCTGCGCCCGTTGGAGCCTGCATCAATACGCGCTGGTGACGGCGTAGCTTTTCCCGCGTCTCATCTATCAGTCGCTCTTGGTAGGGGCGCAGTTTCATGCCTTGCCCTCCAGATAATCAGACAACGCCTTAACCGTTTCGTATAGTGGTTTGCTGTCCTCTTTCATGAGACGGTAAACGCTGGCAGAGCTAATCCCTGCGTCATACGCGACCTTTCTTAAGTTCCTGTCTGACAAAGCAGACCTGATCTCTTCAACCGTTTTCATCTATCGCCCTCGTTAATAATTTTTCGATCACGTTGACAATCCTAGCGCCTGCGACTAATCTAGTCAACGTCAAACCGACCAAAAGGACCGACCAACCATGATAGAAGTTATCGAATACACCCCCGGCATGACGATTGAGCCGCCGTGCTTTATCGAAGGCATGCCGAATGATGTTTATCACTCACACCCGGGAGGTGTTAGCTCGTCTGGCTTGAAGCTGGTAGAGCGAAGCCCCGCCCACTATCGCTACCAGGCGGCACGCGCCCCGTCCCGTGCAATGGAAATTGGCACAGCTATACACACAGCCTTGCTAGAGCCTGAGCGATTCGCGACCGACTACGTTTTACTCAAAGACGTAAAAGACCGCCGCGCAAGTGAATACAAGGCAGCAACGAAAGTTCACGGCACCGAGTGCGTTCTGGTCGCCAGCGAGGCAGATCAGGTGGCCGGCATGCAGGAAGCTGTACTGTCAAATCCGGCCATGTCTGAACGGCTAAACGCGGAAGGCTGGCGGGAGCTATCCTTGTTCGTGCGTGACCCAGAAACCGGCGTGCTGATCCGGGTACGCTATGACCTGCTGACGGTCAGCGGCATTGCAGTGGATCTCAAGAGCTGCCAGGACGTTAGACCTGACGAGTTCAGTAAGTCGATATTCAACTACGGCTATGACCTGCAAGCGGCACTGTACGCAGACGCTTTTGAGTGGGCAACTGGCGCCCCCCTCGGCGCGTTTGAGTTTGCAGCTGTAGAGAAGGAAATGCCTCACGGGCACAAACTGTACCTGCCAGACGAAACCATGATGCAAGAAGGTCGCCGCCGCTACCGAGAAGCACTGAACCTGTTTGCCGAGTGCGAGCGCTCCGGCGAGTGGCCCGGCATTACATGCGACGGCCCGGAGCTGATCAGCTTGCCAAGTTGGCGCGTTGCTCAGATTGAAAACGAGATTGAACAGGAGATTTTTTGATGAAGCCTGCACCGCTGCCTAGCGCAGAGAGACTAAGCCAGCTTTTTGTTCTCGATAGCAAAAGAGGCGTTTTGTTGCATAGAAAAAAGTGCGGCATAAAGTCTGGCAGCATTGCAGGTAATGTTATGCCGCAAGGGTATAGACGCGTGAAAGTTGACGGAAAGCTGTACCTGTCGCACAGGCTTATTTACGCAATGGCCTATGGAGATTGCCCTCAGCATATGGAAGTTGATCACATAAACGGCAACAAGTCAGACAGCAGGCCGGAAAATTTGAGGCTTGCGACTAGAAGCCAGAACAGGCACAACGTCGACACTTACGCGAATAACAGCACAAATAAAAAAGGAACTTGGTACGACAAACGAAGAAAAGCGTTTTTCTGCGCAGTTCAGTGTAACGGCCTCAGAGAGCAATTTGGGCCTTTTGAAACCCTTCTGGAAGCAAGCAATACCTATTGCAGAGAGGCGAAAGAAAGGTTCGGCAATTTTTACAGGAGTGAATCCGTATGACCGATGTAACATTTGCATTACAGGCAAAATCCGATCAGTTAAATGGTGTTGATATCATGGGCGTCGAGCCCGTAATCAGAATCCGCGAAGTGAAGGTGCGCCAGGGCGATCAGCCGGTAAGCGTCTACTTTGATGGCGACCACGGCAGACCATGGAAGCCCAGCAAGGGTATGCTGCGGATCTTGGCAGGCGCGTGGGGTCGAGATAGTTCTGCGTGGGTCGGCAAGTACGTGCAGGTGTACTTTGAGCCGAGCGTTAAATATGCAGGCAAGGAAGTAGGCGGCATCCGAATCCGCGCCCTGTCTGATATCGATCAGCGCGGCCTATCGTTTGCCTTGCGCATCAACCAGAAGCAAACGGAGCCGTACCATGTGCCATTGCTCCAGGTGCAGTCGAACGAGTACCCGGCTGACAAGTTTGCCAAGGCGTTGCCGGTGATGGCCGAAAAGATGAAAAACGGCGAGATGACGCTACAGCAGGTGATCGCGCAATGCCAGAAGACCGGGCAACTTTCCAGTGAGCAACTGAAACAACTGGAAGAAGTCGCGCCGGTTGAGATCCATGAAGACGAAAATGACGATGAGGTGATGTAACCATGGCACGCGGACTGAACAAAGTAATGATTATTGGCCGTCTGGGCCAGGACCCAGAAACCCGATACATGCCGAGTGGCGACGCTGTATGTAACCTGTCTGTGGCAACCGATGAAAGCTACAAGAACAAAGAGGGACAGAAAGTAGAAAAAACCGAGTGGCACCGAGTTAGCATGTTCGGAAAACTGGCTGAAATTGCCGGACAATATCTGACCAAAGGTTCCCAGGTATACATCGAGGGCAAGCTGGAAACCCGCAAGTGGCAGGCTCAAGACGGCAGCGACCGGTATACAACTGAGATAAAGGCGTTTTCTATGCAGATGCTGGACAGCAAGGGCTCTGGTCAACCGCAACAGTCAGCGCCACCGACGACGCAACGAAGCCAGACACAGCCAGCTGCTGGCGGACCAGGCCCAGAAAACGACTTCGACGACGACATCCCATTCGCCCCACTTAACGCCCTAATGGCGTGATACCATAGCCCTCTACGGAGGGCTTTTTAATGACCGCTTACACCAAACCATCCGAATACCTAACCGCCATACTGTCAGGCGAACTGCACCCATCAGACACCCCTCCCGCCATCCAATCCTGGCTACAATTCATCTGCTACCGTATCGCGGTAGACATGCAAGGCCAGCCCCGCGAGCAACAGCGAGAACGCGCCAGAGAGTACCCTGACGCCGTTTTAGAGATTGTCCGGAAGTGGTATCAGGTGGCACAGAAAAAAGGGGCCTAAGCTCTAATCCTCCACCTCCTCCGGCGTCGTCGTCGTCTCCAGCTCAATCTCGCCGCCGCACAGCATCCCGTCCGAGGCAATCTCCCCGCAAAGCCACCGGTCATAATCCCAGCCGCAACCGTACATCATGATCATGTAACCGCCACAGATGGGGCATTCTGGCCCTTTCATGGTTCAGACCTCCACTTGCACCCGCTACAACTGGGGTCTGTCGTGCGCCATGTGTGGCCGCAGGAATTCGACTCCTCCAGCGGCAACCAAGGCTCTCCAGGGCGCGGCCTGTCCTTGCAGGCGTAGCGGTGGTTTTGGTGTACGTGGTTGTGGTTTAGGTCTGATTCGGGTTTGTAGGTCATGCGATAGCCTTAATTGCTTCAGGTATGAAAGGCGCAAAAGCGAACAGTAAGAAAATCACTGAAAACCAATGCGCCTTTTGGCAAAAAGCATGGCCAGCCAAAAAAGATGCGACAATAACGTGTAGAATTATATCCCATGTTACAGTCATCTCTTCCTCTCCTTCCGCTCATGCGGACAATACGAACAATACCCATACCGCCCGCATGGATTGCTGCCGTCTGGGCAGAGGTATGGGGGTTTGGTGTGGCGGCCTTTGGTGTTTTCGGGCTTAGCGTTTGGCATTATCCCACTCCCTGCAACCCTCTGACTCACTGGGTGATGGTTTGGTTTTGTAGCCGCAAGACTTGCAGTAAGCGCCGTAGTGCCGAATGAAGTACGTCGTTATCCCGAGTCGGAACTCAGACTTGCCGCATTTTGGACATTGCCTTGATGGTGCTGCTGGGTTCCTGTCGATCATCTCCTAAACGCCTCCCGCTTCTGCGCATCTGTCGCACACTCAGCGCTGCAATAAGCGCCCTGCTCGATAGGTTCATCGCACCACCGGCAGCGCCCGCAATAAGCCATCTCAGGCCGCGTCGTAATCGCACGGATGGCTGAGACTCTTTCGAGTTCTGCCAGGTCGTTTGCTTTGTCGATGTCATCGGCCATCATTAACCATCCCCCTCTGTCGCTTATTAGGCTCCATCGCCCGATGTACGGCAATCGCCATATCGGCCACGCCCTGCTGATAATCCTCAGAGCCGCCCGTGGGCAGCTCTATTTGCTTGATGCGGTCTAGCTTGGCCTGTAGGGCTTTTATCTCGCGCTTGGCGTGGGCTAGTTTGTCATTTGGCATACTTCAGCGCCTCCCGGTAAATCTTCGTCAGCGCCGTCTCATATTCCACGGCCTTTTCTTGCCATTCGACGGCTTGCTGGGTCAGGTCTCTGACCATGGATTTCAGTTCGTACACTTCGGCTCTTAGTTGGCGTTCGGTTTGGGTCATTTTTCAGCCCTCATGATAACAACATCGACAGATGCCCCGCGGAACTGGTTTTCGTAGACCTTCGACCATGTGAGGCTCATCCCAGGGAGCACATCTTTGCCTTTGGCGCCGGCTGGAAGAATCGCCACCAGAACGCCATCGGGGCGAAGCATGGTTGCCGCGTGCTCGATGTGGGCTTGCCAGCGGCCCTGGCTGTACGGCGGGTTCATCAAGATGCGGTCAAACTTTAGGTTTGGCAGGCTGCCCGACCATTGCAGAAAGTCTGCCTGGATGACCTCGTGACCTTTCTCGCGCAACACAGCACAGTGCAGCGGGCTGACCTCCACACAATGCAAGGGCGCGTCTATAAGGTCGGCAATGCTGCCTGTTCCGGCGCTTGGCTCCAGGCAGTTGTGTGCGGGGCGGATCTCCGCCAGCTCCACCGCATCCCGGGCAATATGCTCAGGTGTCGGATAGAACTGGTGGCTTTTCTGGTCAGGGATAACGCCGGTGCACACAATCTCCTTGATGACCGGGTCCGGGTCGTAGTCGAACCGATACCAGTTGTATGCGCTGGTGTTCTGCTTCACGCCACCGAGTAGCCCCAGCACCTGCTCAACCTCGGCGATTACATGCTTGTCCTTTTCGTGGGATTCGATGCGGACGGCGTTCGGAATCAATCGGCGGCTGCGCTCTGCCGTGTCATAGGCCCGGCCAAGGCGGTGAAGTACGTCCAGCACCGCGAACGGTAACGGTCTTTCCATCAAGGTAAATTCTTTTACCTTGCGCTTTGGCTTCTGCCGGAACCGTGACGGAATGGCCGTCGGGTACAAGTGGTGCACGATCTCGTTCAAGCGCCACGCCATATCCGGGTGTACTTCCAGGTGGGCATTACCGTTCATGTAGCACCGAATCCGGAGAGCCCCGCCATCTACTGGTACCCACTCGCCTCGATGATTGGCCCGGCAAATCTCGACCATCCGATTGCTGGCGTTCCAGTCCGGCTCGTCCCGCCCCATCAGCTTGGCGATAACTTGCCGCAGGTCGTTAATGTGGCCGGTCTGGCTCCGGGAATAGCTGCCCCAGTCATTGGTCACACCGGTCAGGATCATCCGCTTGCCGAAGCCTTCCGGTTGATTGGTAACGTGTGTCTTGCTCAGAGCCCGGAAAATGCCGTCTACCTTCTCGGCCAGAAAGTCCATGCGGGCAGCTAGTAATTCGCGCAAGGTGGCCCGTACCGTGGACTCCTCAAAATCCGGCGTTTCCATTTTCTGGATCTGCTCGAACCATTCTTCCCGGCGCTTGCTGGGCATAAAGTCCAACACATCCGTAAGGTTCAGTGCTTGCTGCCAATAATGGGCATTCAGTGCGGCTATGCCCTGACCCAGATCAAAGCTAGGAGTTGAGCCTGCCCGATGATCCCTGCGCCTGGCAGCATCCTCAAAGTACCCGACAACGCTTTTGAAGTCGTCGCCGGACACATAATCAACTACGCGCTCCATGCGATCACGCTCGGAGCGATAGCGCCCAACTAGGCCATCTACCATGTCTGTGCTGGCAGGCGCGAAAAACTGAGATTCGGCCAGGGCATTCACTCCCCCAACTCCCCCGCCCGCAATGCGGACGCGACAATGTCTTTCATGTCCTGTTCACGCGTCTTATGGCCACGCTCGCCAGGCTGCAAAGACTTTTTAATCAGATGCTGCAAGGCCGGATTCTGTACGCGCCATGCGTGCAGGACATCATAAACATCGACCCAGATGCCGGGCTTTATTTCGCGGTGGTATTTGCTGCGCTTAGCCGCCTGCCTCACCTCAATCCGATCCAGCTCCTCTTTTTCTTCTTGGGTTTCGGTGCTGTCGAGGCGGTAGCGGTAGGCGATGACATCTTGCGCCTCTGGATCAGCGCCAAGATCCCAATTAAAGTGCCCAGCAGCCCCCCTGCGAATCTTGCTAACTGCATCTGAGCAGTATCGCATTTCAACTTCTACTACAGCGTCTTCGCTCAGAGGCATAGAGTCTCCACCCCACTCGATCCACTCTGACCACTGTTCGTTGCTCATACCCGCCACCCCTTAGCCAATTCAATCAACTCCAATACCGTCCTATCGTGCGCGCCCTGCGGCAGCCTGCCCCGCTCTACACCCAGGTCGATCACCGCCGCCCGAAACTTGCTGAACTTGGACAGCGTTGGGCTCATGCCCAGGTTGAACCACCGGCTCCAATTAGACGGGGCCATGTTGCCCGCCCGCCGTGCAGCCTCCGCCGCCGATACGCTGGTTAGCCGCATTAACAGCTCCAGCTCCGCTACTTCTTTATCTGGTTTTGCCATGTCATTGCCTCGTTGGTTGGTTGACGGTTTGCATTATTGCACTGTTTCGGCCTGTTGCGCAAGTGTAAATTAATTGCTTAAAGGTGTTGCACTTGTGCATTTGTGCAATTAAACTAGCTTCAACGGTTAAGGAAACAACGACGGAGATTTAGAGATGTACAACAACGGCGAACTTGAAGAAGTAATGACCCGCTTTGAAAAATCAATTGCCGATATGCCGGTATACGTTGGCGGGTCAATGGACCGGGCAGACAAAGTAGAGATCGAGTCTGATGAAGGCCGCATCCAAAAGCGCTACATGAACAACAACTACTACAACAACGGAAGCGTGAATCAAATGTTCCTTATGTGCCTGCACGGTTACGCATTCGGAAAGGCAACCGCCCTCTAAGGGCGGCAAAAACCAACAAGGAGCCAACCCATGAACCACCAACCCTACCACCTAGAGCAAGCCCAGCAGCTACTGGAAACCGGTAAATGCCATTTCCCGCTGACCTGGGACGACATCGCCGCCCGCGTGGCCCGGCACGACACCTTTGGCTATGCGCTCAAGCAGGCGCACCAAGGCAACCCCCGCTGGCTGGAGATGCTGGTTGTAACCGCCGCCAACAACATCTGCAAGGAGCAGGACAATGCAAGCTGACTACAACATCTGGGCAGACGCCCTAATCATGGGCCTTACCGTTTTCGCCCTGACCATCGCCACGTTTTGCTTGCCGCATGAGCGCAAGCGCCGCGGCGCAACACCGGAGCCGAGCCGGCGCAAATTGAAAGAGCATCAGGCGGTTCGGCGGATTTTGATGGAAGATGGGGAGTTTAAGAGATGAGCATTGATCAAAGAGCCTTCAAGGTCGATAAAATTGAGCCGCCCCACCCCTTGCCATTTGTCAGCAGGAAGGCGCTCAAGCGAGTCAAGAACCCGTTGCCAGCGCCTGAGACGTGCAGATACTGCGGCCCAAACACTCCGGTATTTCTCGGCCATCACGACGAGATTTACGGACGCGCTTATGGTGAGTGGCCATACCTGTACTTGTGCGAAAACTGCGAAGCATACGTTGGCCTGCATCCGTTTACAGATATACCGCTGGGAACTCTGGCTAACGCTGAGTTGCGACAAGCCAGAAAGGCCAACAAGGCGAAATTTATCACCCTACAGCGAGCCAAAAGCTGGAGCCGATCAAGGGCCTACCAGTGGCTTGCAGATCAGATGGGCATAAAGGTTGAAGAGTGCCACTGGGGCTGGTTTGAGATTGGGCAATGCGAGCAGGCCGGAGATATTTGCAACTTAGAACTGGAGCGAACCAAATGACCCACAACACCGACGGAAACCTGGCCGCCCTCCGCTCTTATGAGCGCGAGCAAGACGCACTGGCAGCAGCCGACCAAGCGCATGAAGATGCCATCTCAGAGCTGGCGGATGAATTGTTTGACGCCTACATAACCGGAGACGCGGATGTGATCGACGAGGTAGACGACTGGCTGCGTGACTACCCATGGACGGATCGCGTCCGAGCGGCCATGGTCAAAGAGCGTGAGCTACTGGTGATGGGCCGGGGCGGGGCTATGTACAAGATGGGGCAGGCGGCGATTTCAGAGGCTTGCGAGGCGATAGCGAAGGGGAGGATGGGATGAGTGATAGAGCGGAGTTTGAGAAGCAGTTCCCGATGCCGTATGGCGTGTTTTGGGATGTAGAGCTTAGCCAGTATGAGCCGAGGCAAATGGATTCTGGGCCTAACGCCGATGAATACCATCGAATGTGGCAGGTATGGAAAGCCGCCCGCGCCAATGGCACCACCGTGCCCATGAAGCGAATCGCAGAATCCAAAGTCCGCCAGCTGGGCGGCGATGTTTGCGGGGTGCTGGTGCGGAAGGATGGCCGACTGGCCGCTGTGGATGAGCATGGGCGGGTGCAGTGGTTGCAAAGTGGGCAGGGTGCGGAGATGGACGAAGTATATCTTCCCTTTGGGGCAGCGTCCGCGTATGCCGATGCAAAGGGAGCCGGCAAAGATAATATGACGATTTCCTGCGAGCTGGTTGTGGAATTAATCGACGAGATTTACCGGCTAAATGCCCACCCCCGGCCCGCCCAGCAAGGGAGTGTGCCGGAGGGGTGGAAGTTGGTGCCGGTTGAGCCGACAGCGACAATGATAAGCGCATTCGAGCACGCGCCCTGTGCCGAAAACTACACAGATGCCGCAACGTGGGCATGGGAGGCGATGCTCGATGCCACCCCACAACCACCACAGGAGGGCTCAGGCGATGAGTGACATCGACGAAATCGCACTGGAAACCGTTAAGGCCATTGGCAACATAGATCCAGACAAACTGCCGGGAGGACGAACGCAAGCGACTGCACAGGCGCAGATACTGGTGCGTGATGCCATTGGAAAGCAGCTCAAACAGGCTCGGGCGAGGGTTGCGGAGTTGGAGGACGCTTTGGTTTGGTCGCTCGGCAAGCTATCTATCGAGGTGCCGGTAAGCGGCGGAAACGTCTCATACATTCGGGCATTCGAAAAAGCGGGCGCGGTACTTGGAAGAGCGTCGTCTGAGTCTTGGCTACTGCGCAAGCAGGCCGAGGCGGTGGAGAAGTTTGGGCAAGAGATTGGGGTTTTTGATCCCGAATATGACGACCAAGAATATGTGGAGGTTCCACGTCGCGAAGTTAAGCGATACGCCCAACGCCTCCGACAACAAGCCGACGAGATCGAGAAAGCGGGAGGTGAGAAGTGACTGACTACAAAATCCGAACCACCCAGATCATGGTACACCCGGCAGACAACAGTACGATCCTGAGCGAGATGGCAACCCGCGTCAGCATCGATGACGAGGGCGGCGGCGAGTACGTCAAGGCCGAGCAGACAAATACCGGATCGATACTGATTAACCCGGACGAGTGGCCGGCTATCCGTGAGGCCATAGATCGGATGGTGAGCGAATGCAGGAGCGAAGCCCAATGACACCCCAACAATACCAACGCGAGCAAGCCCGAAGCCAAGCGGCACTGACCATAGCAAAAGGCCGCAGGCTGCTTGAGCAGTCTTACCAAGCCCGCGCCATCATGACTAACTACACCAACAAGGCTATCGCCGAGCGCCACCGGCAGACGGCAGGCATGGTCAGCGATATGCGCAACGGCTATGAGCCGATCAAGATGCCTGCCATGGTCAAGCGAAGCATCCGGATGGATTTCATGCGCCACACCGATGCGGGTTAGGCCGCGTGCCATAAGCGCCTGAGCGATGACAACCGCTGCCTGCTGCCATGCGCGGCTAAGTCCACCGCAAGCCCATTGGTGTGCGCCGACCCCGGCACGCCACCCACCTTGGCGTTGTGTTTTTCGCACCGGTAGGCGGAGTTGATCACAAACGGGACGCCAGCCATGTGCCGGGCTGCCACGAGGCGGTTCAGCGCAAGTAAGGCTGAATTAGACTGCTCGTGGCCAGTCATTATAGCTATAGATCAATATTGTTAAGATCAATATCCTCAATACTGTAATTTGGCGGAGTAACGATTCTTACAACTTCGTTATCTGAATAACCAAAAGCCCTTATAATCATTTTTCCACCGTGCGAGGATATAGCTTCTGCTACCCCCGAATTGCTCGGATAAGAGGTATGGTAATCGTAATCCGATAGCGGTATCTTTACTCCTGACGTGTTTCCATTGAATTTTATCTGTCCAAATATTTCTTGCGTCTGTCCTGTGGCGTTAATTGACACGCTACCTCTTTCAATTATTGCAACCATTGGACATTGTGCAGAAGAATATCCAGACCCCGGCGTGTCAACCGTTATATCTACGATCTTTCCGCCCTCTATTACAGGAGTCAACGTGGCACCTGATCCAGAAGTCGATGATATCTCTGCTGTTGCTGAAGTGTACCCTATTCCGGGATGTTCTACATAACACCCAACAATTTCTCCGGCTTTATTAACAGTAACCGTTGCTCTTGCTGGATACGTACTGCTGCCACTGATAGTCACGCGAGGATAAGATGAGTGGTTCGTTGAAGTGCCTACAAATCCGACACTGTTTATAACCACACCGCTTGCGTTGTGTATTTCAAATAAAGCACCTGCAAGGTCTTTATCTGGGTTTGCGTTAGTAGGCCCGCTGAGCGACCCTCCGTTAAAAACAACCCCTTTAACACCGCCTGCTAAAGGGTTATCTTTGTTACCCAGCACCACCGGCTTGACTACGTTTTCCGTATACAGCGAGTTAAATGTCAGCGTGCCGACTAGAACGGAATCTTTATAATAAACACCAATCTTCCCGCCCTGGGCAGTAAAGTTTGTAAAAGTAGTGCCGTGGGAATTTCCATCTATGTATAGGTTAGCATCGCAAGAATTAGAAGTATAAATGTTATCAAAATGGCAAGCGTTGACTTCGTCTCCGATCTTGAAGCAATATCCGGAAATGTTTGTTCCGTTCGTTCTTATGTTTCTGAATGTTCCGGGGTAGCAATTATCAAACAACGCTCCGTGTGTAAATGTGCCAGAAAATCTAACAGAATCAATAAATGGCTCGCCACACAACCTTGCCTCCATGCCTAGGTAGCACCCATTAGCTCCACGGATGGAAATGCTTTCAATCCTGTTGTTTGTTGAAAACCCTGATTGAGCCCCTACGCGCAAGACTGGCCCAGAAGCAATGGCGTCCCCAAAAATAATTGAGTCTTTGCCATCTCCCAGAATGCAACCACCGGAATTTGTATACAAAGTTGATGTTATACGATACTCGCCGGACGGGAGATACAGAAGTTTGAACGAATCTATTACGCCTTGTAGGATCGCCGTATTGTCAAACGCCCCGTCTCCCTTTGCTCCGAACCATAGGGCGTTTACATAGCCCGAGTAAGATCGGACCCACGCACCAGATGCGCCTGTTGGATCGCTGGCCGGAGGCACAAACAAGCCGCTTTTTGGGTCACTTGATACTTTCGCGGAAAGGTCTGAGCTATCCCACAGAAACTCTCCCTCGCCGCCATCACCAGTAGTTGTACGGCCCGTCATGTAGGCAACATCGCCAGCAAAGCGCCCCGACACGGATTTCAGTGCCTGTAAATTGCTAACCCTGCGGACACCTTGTCCTAACTCCTGCCTCAGCACCGCATCCCCAGCCGCCACAAACGCCCCGCCCTCCGGCAGCCCCGCGCCAGTGGTCGTATACGGCAATTCAGTGGAGCCGGACACGCGCCAGAACTCACCGGAGCTATCGCGCACAACTTGGTTGTACTGCGTGACCTCGATGCCGGCAGCGTAGTCGCCTGCGAATTGGTAGCCACTGGCGGCAATGAAGGCGGCAAACTCGTCTTCAATGCTCTGCCAGCTGCGCCGCGATTTTCCCAGCCGGTCGTTATACGCCGCCTGATCGCCGTTAACGAGGTTATCCAGGTTCTCCGCGTTGTCGTAAAGATCACGCGGATCGGTAGAACCAAGCGGGTTCCCGGTGCTGTATGTGGTCATGTACTGCCTCCAATTCTGGACGGTGCCGCCATCTCGGCGGGGTATGTTCTCATTGTAGCCTTATGGCGCGGAATCGTCATCCGCGTATACGCGCTCGTCGTAATTCGTGGCGGTCACGCCCACCTGCAACGGGCCGCTTGGGCTAATCTCAGTGATCAGTGCTGGGAAGCACCACCGATCGGTGGTGCCAAAGTAAACGTGCGTCTGCTCCCGGTCACTTGGAAGCACAGCAGGCCACGGCTCCGGAATCTCCACCATCACGGTATACGCATCAGCCCCCTGAGCCGCCGGGAACGGGCCGACGGTTTCTCCGCTCTCATCCCGATAGGCGACAACGTGACTCTTGCCAGCTTCCCACTCCAGCGGCTCAGACACGGTAATGCGGTCGGCCTGAATGCCGGTCAGAATCGCCACCTTGCCGTAACCTGGAATGTCATCCAACAGCGGCACATACGACAGGTATTGACTGTTCAGCGCATCCAGCTCGGTGTTAAACGTGTACGTCCAACGGCGATAGCGTTGCGCCCTGCGTCGTCTCATCCCGATGCGCCATGCGCGGGTGCGGTCTGTCACGCCGTCCAGCTTGATCTTGTCCACCTTGATCTGCTGATCGCCGGGCAGAGTACACATGACCGTCTCGGTCGTCCATGTGTCCGCGTTGGTGTACTCCACCTCGACACCATCCGCCTCGTCCGGCTGTTTGCCAGTGAACTGCCGTTGTAGTGGTGCGGTCATGTTCTCCGGGCTGTAGCCGTCTTCCAGTTGCGTGCGCGGCTCGTCCCTGACCGGGGTAATGACGCCGTTATCCAGCGTCACGTCCGCAAAGCCGGCGCGCAACATCATCTTCATGGCGTCCAGCGCGGTGCCGTCGCTAATGACAAAATCAAAAGTATCACCACGCGCCTGCCAGATGCCGTCCAGCCGCTCAAGCTCAGCTATGTTGATCTGGTCATCACCATATCCAAGCGATCTCGCAACGTAAGCCGTTGCTGCTGCAATGGATCGTGTGGGCGCTTCTGCGCCTCCGGCAACCGGCGGCAACCGGCGAGTGGCAACAAGGTTGATCTGGTTATTGGACTGGCTACCAATCTGGTCGGTACCCTCCAGCGTCACGGCCATGGTGGTCAGGCCGGCGTAACTGGTGACCGTGGGCAGTCTGGCCTTCAGACCCAGCCATTCGATGCGGTCAAGGTGGGCAATCTCGTTGCTTTCGGCTTGCACGCGCCGTACTCGCACCTCTGGCCGGATGGCGCTGCCGAGGCTCAGGCGGTACGTAAAGCCAAGCTGGTCGCGGGTGGCGTTGTCGATGGTGTAGGTTTGGCTGTTCCAGGTGGTAGCGCCAATTTCGCGCCACTGGACTTCGACCTGCCGTTTTGTGTCAAACGGCACCACGGTATCCCCGTCGATCTTGCCCTGGCCTTGCGGCAGAAAGAAATCAACTTCGATGGTTGATGTGGTTTCGCCGTTAGGGGCGGCGATAAACGGCCCGGCCCAGCCTTCGGACTCAGACCGCTCTGACAACAACACGTCGGCGTACCCGGTGCCGCCAGAAAAGCCCGACCACGCGGTGTCTTCTGCGCCGTTCAGGTAGCGTGACAGGCTGAAACCGTCTACCAGTTCGGGGTAGGTGGTATCGTAAATGATGCTGTCGATGCGGTATTCTTCGTCTTCCCTGCGAGTGAACATGAGATAGGTGCCGGGCGTCCAGCCGCTCACAGGCGAGCCATCAGACAGCAGCGTGATGTCGTTGCCCGCCTTGGTGTCGATCAGGAAGACGCCGTTGGCCCCGGCAAGCTCTGTTGAGCGAAGCCTGATCTGGTCGCCAACGCCAGTATCGCCCCAATCACCGGTTAGCGTCACCACATTGCTCGAATCTACCGATACTGCGACAGACTGCCGCTGCGAGATGGCGATAAAGTCACCCGTTCCCCAATCGCCGGGAAAATACACGGACGCACTGGTAGTCCTGATTTCAGTGCCGCTGTAGGTTAGCTGCACATCACTCAGGCCAGAGGACAGGGATTGGCCGCGATAGAGCCGGATACCGGCAGAACTGGACGTGCCGCCCACCTCGCTGGAAGTGTACCAGTTTTCGTGGTTCTGCCAGCCGGTCACGGATGCGCCTGGCTCGAAAATCTCATATCTCACAGCGGTAGACAGCTGGTCAAACGGCGTATCGCCCAACTTGATCAGCGCCGGCTCCACCAGGCACTCGCCAGACGTGATGCACAGCATCAAATCAAGGCACTGAGTCCGTGCGTCTTTGTAGTACCGCCGCGGCTGGTTGACGTAATCCGGATATCGGATATACCGGCCAAACAGCTCCGGGATGCCTTGGCCTAGTCGGGCGGTGTTGGCGCGGGCGTCTGCGGGGGTGATGCGGGAGCCTTGTTGGCCCATGCTGTCAGAGCCGCTGGGTATGTTTGGTATGAGGGAGTCTATGACCGCCTGACCTGCCGCGACGGAGCCGCCCCAAAAGGGCAGCGCTACAGAGATGATGTCGCCAACCGTGCCGCCCAAAGGCACAGGCCGAAACTCCACCACGTCCGGCTCGGAAATGACCGCATCCCGCCAGTCTTCCGGCTTGACGATAGCGCCATTGATCATGCAGCTAATCGGCTGCACAGAGCCGCGCTGATAGCCCTCTGCCCGTGCTGCAACCCACGCCTCCACGGTCATGCCGTGGTCGTCGTAGACCTCGACAGGCTCTCCTGGCATGATGCTGGAATAGACTTTAATCGTCATAGTAGACAACCTTCAAAAATCGCCGCTCGAATGCCTGCAAGTGTACCAGTCGCGGGCCGTGCTTGCCTTGTCCGGGTTCGTCGGTTTCCAGAATCATCGGCTTGCCGTCCACTTCAACCACAATGGCGATATGAGTGCACAGCCTACCGCGGTAGCAACAAGCGATAGCGCCGGGGTGCGGTCGGCACTCTTGATAGTTTCGGGACTCCGCCAGCATGGCGCGAGTGAGCGCCTTCTTGTCGCTGCCTTCCACTGCTCCGTGCTCCGGCATCCACGCTTTACCAAACAAATGCACCCGAGCCAGCCGCACCAAGCCGTAACAGTCTGCGCCGGTTGGTAGCCTGCCGTTGGGTACGTACGGCACTTGGAGTAGGTCGTCTAGGGTCATAGGTAGCGCAGCCCCGGAAACTCGCTTGCCAGATACCTGCGACGAGGCCACGCGGTGTTCAGCAAATCGTAATAGCCAGCCTCAACCATAACCATCATCCCCTCAAACGTGCCGCCGCGCAGGATCATCTTGTACGGCTGCTTGGCCGGGGCTGAGAGGTCGCCAGAGAGAAACACGCGGTAATTGACCGGCACCTGTGCGTCTGATGCCAGCGCTGCGTCTATGGCCTTCTGTGCCTCGCCTGTGGCGTTGGCAATGGCGAAAGTTAGCGTTTGCTGTCCGTTGGTGTTTTTGCCGGGCTCCTTATACTCAAACGGGCCAGCCTGAAACGTCACGGTCTCCGAGGTTTCGAGTGTGGCGGTCAGGTCTTCGTAGGCTGCTACCACCCGGATAGGCTCTTCGCCCGGCACCAGGATTTCCAGTGTCGGCAATATGACCTGATCTGATGGCGCGCTGGCGTAGACGGTTTCTATCAGGCTCATGGTTCGGGCCACTCCCGATTGACTGCAAGGTCAATGATACTAGAGCCCAGAATAAACTCTCGACCAAACTCGTACCACTCAGGAGGCGTAATCGGGCGCTCAAATATTTCCAGCCGGCACTCTACACGCCATTGGTTCTGACCGGTCAGTTGCGGGCCGTTGTACATCTCAATGAACCGGCAGGCGTAGGGCTTCAGCCCTTGCGGCGTTTTGACTCTGGCGTTAAACCACTTTGCCCCGTCGTCTGCGTCGTAGGCAAACCAAGCCTCAAACAGTTGCGCCTCGATATCGGACAGCAACAAGCTGGCGGTGATCTCGCTCGGTACGCTCTGGAACGTGCGCCGTTGCCTTGCCCGCCCTGTGGCCATCTCTGTGCGGGCGAACGGTTGCGTGTGGTTCAGGCTGTAGCCCTCGCGCAAGAAGCACGGCAGGCTGGCCGGGAAGTCTAGCTCTGGCGTCATGTGCCTTGCCTCCTGAGTCCGTAGGCGCGCTGCATAGCCTTGGCCCTTGGCCCGTTACTCATAATGTCAGACACAAACACGTTCACCTCTGTGGTTCCGTCGTCTCGCTGGCCTTGCTGTACCTGGCCCGCCTTGCTGGCGTCTTCATACAAGTTGACCACCACGCCACTGCCGCCGTCCAGCTTGGCGTCCAGCTTCTTGCTGGTCTCACTGGTCATGACCCGCTCGCCTTTTTCGAGCAGCCATGTGCCTGTCTGGGGCACAGAGTCTATGCCGTCGTGAGCCATGCCTGTCAGCGTGACCGCCTGGATGTTGCCGATAATGCCAGCGGTTGCCCCGGCTACGGTTGCCATGGCTCCCAGGTTAGCCGGGAACGGCAAGGCAGCCGCCTGCGCGATGCCGGTGTTGATTGCTACGATGGACTGCGCGATAGACGCCGCTTTCTGAAAGGCGAATAGCGTTTTGTAGAGCGCGTTTTGCTCGCCGGTAAACTGGCTGGTCATCTCTGCTAGGCTGCCGAAAAGCTGCTCGGAGCCCCCGAGAATCAGCATTTGCCGTTGCGCTTCCAGTTGCCGCTGGTCTTCCAGATCCTGCTGGCGCATCTCCTTGAGCTTGTTGAACATTTCCTGCTCGTTCTGGAGCCGCATGTTCTGCGTCTCCATTTCGCTCATGAGACCGGCTTCTTCCAGTGCCCGGATTTCTTCTTCGCGCTCCTTGAAGGCCCGCTGGATGACCTGCTTTTCGGTTTCGAAGGATTGCCGAAGGGTTTCGAGTCGCTTGGCCATAGCGTCGTCAGTGGATGATCCGTTGCCGCCACCGGTGCCGTCCCCCTCTGTGCCGTCCCCCTCTGCGCCGTCTAACAGCCCCTCCCTGAACTTGATAGCCTCTCTAGCCGCCCTCTCTGAGGCTTCACGCGCCTCGAAAACGAACCTCTCGAACTGGTCGCCCGGCAACGGCTTGGATAGCCGGTCACGCATTTCGGAGTCAATCTGCTCGATTTCCCTGCGGGAGCTTTCGATCACGTTCTGAATGTTCCGCCCGAAGTCCGACATGCCCAGCGCGTCTATATTGACTCCGGGGATGTTGTTGATCAGGCGGATCATCTCGTTTACGGCGGCGGTCGGGATCTCCACGATTTCCCGCGCAATTTCCAGTAGACCAATACGCACACTAATGGCGAAAACGTCAACCGCTGCCTGCGTACCGAGGAACCCACGATCCAGCTTTTCCAGGCCGTTTAGCGCCCTTGCCGCACCTTCAATGAACACGTTGAACGTATCCGCCGTGGCCTCGCCTAATCCGCCGGCCTCCTTGGCGTTCTCAATTAGCAGGTCACTAACCGCGCTCAAGATAGGGGCCACGTTCACCGCAAGCTGTTGGCTGATCGCGTCAAACAGTCTGCCGGCACGGGCAAAGTCATCGTTGGCCTTCTCAACCTTGGCGGTGTCCAGCTCTGACAGTGAAAGCCCAAACTCGTCTACCTGTTGCCGGTAGGCCCGGATGGCGTCACCGCCTTGCAGGAATAGCTGTGTGGCCTCTTTCTGCTCAAACCCTAAGTCTTGGACAAACCGGGCCGCACGCTGCGCCGATACACCGGAGTCCACAATGGCATCCGCAATCCTGGCAATGCGCTCATCCGCCTCAAGCCCGGAAAGCTCCGCCAGATTCAAGCCAAGCTCTTCGACGGTTTTTGCTGCGGCTCCGGTGCCTGCTTCAGCCGCGCCCAGCCGGCGGTTAAGTCGGTTCAGGGATCGCTCGAAACCGTCAACGCCGCCTTCCTCAAAGGCAATCTGGAGGGCCGTCACAGAGTCGTAGGTGGTGTTCAGGGAGCGGGCAAGTTTTGCCTGTGCGTCTACGTTGGCAAGGCCCGCCCGCGTCTGCTGGATGGTGGCGGCGGTTAGCGCGCCGATAGCGGCGGCGGCAGCGGCGGCGGAGACTTTCAGCCCGCTCTGTAACTGTTCGCTGGTTTGCTTGAGGTTCTTCCGGATTTCCTTGCGGAACTTCTCTGTCTGGCGTTCAGCCTTGTCCATGCCTTGAACAAAACCGGCGACCTCCGCAACGAGCGAAATCGAAAGTGTTCCCAGACCACGACTAGCCATTACTTCCAAACCTCCATAGCTGACTCCAAGCTAACCGGCGGCTCGTTGATGTGTGGTGCAAAGTCGTAGAGCTTCATACCGCCTCGCTTGCTATGGCTGTTGGCGTACAGGCTGGCTAACAGTGCGCCGGCCCATTCCGTGCGGAGTCCGGGGTTTAAGCTGCCCCGCTGGTTGCGATACCTGAGCCATGCGCAGAACTCTTGATAAGATAGCCGTTCCTTGGCTTCTGCAATCGTCCGGCCACCGATTCCGCACAGTACCAGCTCATGCCAGACTTCTTCCTCTAGGCTCAGGTCTTCTTCTTTTTTTCCGAAAAGCCGTTCACCTCACCGATCACCCGGAGCAGTTCCAGCGTCAGATCCCGGCACAGCGGGCCGCGATCGGGGTCTGCTTCGCCGGTTACGTCCGCCACCGTGAACACGGGCTTGCCGGTCTCATCCACGATAGATGAGGCAATCCGGCCCGCGATAGCGTCCTTGCTGGTGATGTCCGACACGGCGGCGGCGTAGGAGAGTTTGCGGACAAAGACGGTAGCGGTGTTCTCGCTGCCGCCGCTTGTCCAGGTGATCTCCTTCTCCACCGGGGCGCCTGCGAACGCGCCTTGTTTGGTCAGGCTTTCAAGGCTTAGTGTGGTCATACGACAACCTTCGGAATCCAGCTAGAGCCGCCAGAGCGCTGAATGGATACCTCGCTGGTCACTACCGTGTTCTGCGCAAAGTCGAACGGGAAGTCTGACACATAGCCTTCGAACACAAACCATGTGCGGGTGGTCGGCAGGTCGAAATCACCGGAGCTATCCAGAGTCGGGGCGTCGGTGCCGTCTGACCAGCCCACTGCCCATTTCACGATGGGGCTGGGGTCAGTCTCTGCCAGTTCGTGCAACTTCAGGTGACTGGCGTTCTCCGGGTCGGAGTTCAGGCCGAGCGTTGCCGTTCCGGGGGTGCGTAGGCCGGGGCGGTAGCTGCGGTCGGTGTCTTCGAGACAGGTATCTTCAATCTGATCAGCGGGATTGCCGCCGGGGCTGAAGGTGGTGGCGCATTCTACTCGGGCGACCGCAGGGCCGCCGGAAGCGGTCGGGTCGATGAAAAATACGTGGGTGCCTTGTGCGAGCTTGCTCACGATAAAATTCCTCCGTAACGGAAATAACGTCATCACGACGTGTTATTGCATGCTATCACAGTATAACCGATACGGGGATGGAAGCAAAAGAAAGCCCTCACGGGGAGGGCTTGGTGGATATCCTTACGGCTTCTCTAATCCCCGCGCTCGCGTTGCCCTTGCCCAGCTTGCGGAGCGCTTCGTGGTCTTCTTCCGTGACGGTGTAGGTGCGTTTTTTGGTGTTGGTGGCGTAGGGGCGTTTAGTCATTGTCTGGCTCCCATGCTTCGCTAAACTCTTCATCTTTAAAAAGTTCTGCCAAGCCGCTGATTTGTTTCAGCCTCAAAACTTCGTCTGCATCCATTCCAAGCTCTTTTGATATTTTTTCAGCCGACCAGTTTCTCCTTGATAGTTCAACTACTATCTCGCTCATGCTGTCTATTCGGTGCTTGCCTCTGGCCCTGTTATGCCTGATCGTAGATGCGATCCGATCGTTTCTGTCTTGCGATTCGGGGTTTACTACAACAACAGGCAAGTGAGTCAAGCCCATTTCTTTGCCAACCAGGTGTCGGTGAAACCCATCAACGACTTCATAAATTCCGTCGTGTTTCCATGTCACAATTGGCTGAGTGTAACCGTCAGCCTCAATGCTTCGCCTCAAAAGCTCCATTTCGGGCTTTGCCACTGAGTTAGGGTTGTAGTCATTCGCAACCACCAATTCCGATTCAACCCACACTACATTGCTTACAGGGTGGCGATTTATCCAGTTCATAAACCATACCTATGTTTTTTGAGCCTTAAATAAGCCTCGTACGCTCCCGTTTTGTGCTGTGTGAAGCTCAAGCCCTTGCACCAATAATCGTTCCTGAGAAGTGTTTTACATATCCTTCTCCAGCTTGGTATTTTTTTACTGTTTTCCAGCTTAGGGTCTGCTTCGTCAGGTATTCCTTTTGGATATTCTTCATTCCACCAATCAAGAAAAGTGTTTATTTTTATCTGATAGTGATCTCTTGTTGCTTTTGGCATTGAATTGAGAAGCATTTTTGCAAAGCTTTGCCACGTATGTCCTTCTGGCTTTTTGACCTTGATCGTTCCGTTTATGTTTCCGGAGTCCTTTGCGTACAGCGCTCCGCTATTTGCCCCGTTTACCCTTGCGACGACTTTTGCCCAGGTCTCCGGCTCGATGATCTGGTAAAGCCACAATCCTTTTCTCTGATCATCTCCGTAAGGTTGGCAGATTCTCTGCTGATGGATTGATAGCCCAGCCTGGTTCATTAGGTCGTATAGCCTGTTGTACGGCAACGCTGTCTTTGCGTGATAAATCCATATGTCTCGCGTGCGCCAATCGTATATCGGATAAACATTAACGCACGTTCCGGATTTCCACGTTGTCCAAGGGTGTCCCTCAAATCGGCTGTATTGATTATTCGCTATCGCCCTGTACCTGTTAAGGCTTTCGTCGGTTCTTATGCCAACAAGCGTGGCCATAAGGTCTCCACCGGCCAGCCATTCTGAGTACTTGTCGACAAAATCTTCAAACTCCATGCCCTTACTGAACCAATGCGGGGCGTCATTTTCTGTTATTGCCTTGCCAGGCATATCTCTGACCCATCGGTCCTTTTGGTTTTGGTCCCAGCAAATCCATTGTGGCTCGTAAGCGCTGACTGCGTTTCTTAGGCTTAGTGGTAAACAGATCCAGTGAAATTCACAGCAGTCACTGTACTGCCGACGCAGACTCTCGATATGATCAATTGTCAGCCTGTACTGCGCCTCCAAATCCACAACCATAACAATGATGCTGCGCCCATGAGCCCTTGCCGCCTCGGCTGCCAAATGGAGCATCACAGTTGAGTCCTTGCCGCCAGAAACCGACACCATTACCTTCGGAAAGTTTTTCATTACATAAGATATTCTAAACCTTGCTGCATCAAGCACATTTACGCCGATTGGGTTTTTTGAAGCCATTCCACGGCCTCCTGTTTTGTTAGCTTTGTCATTTCTCCATTATCAAAAACAAAAAAGAACCTTTCAGATGATCGCCAGCTAGTTCTCCTTTTAACCTCATAAAGTACACCCGAATCAACCACGAATCTTAGATAGATCCCACGGTTGCCACTTCCGCTGCTCTTTGCCAAATCTTTTTTTCCATGCAAAAACTCCCTGACAAAACCATACTTCTTCGAAAGGCCGATTATTTTTGCCACCCATGGTTTTGTTGATGGCATGCTTAGATACTGCCCAGTTCCTGGAATAAGATAATCCGAGATGGAAGACCAAAGTTTGTTCTCCTGCTCGTTGGTCTGCCCTATGCACTCGCAAACAACAACATGCTTCATACGATAGTTGCCTCAATACCGTATTTTGAAACGTATTCATCCTTTTCTTTCTGCTCAGCAACGTTAACAAACGCAAGCCGCAAACTTTCTCTTTTTTGAGCAACAAATTGATCCTTTGCTTCTTCGCGTGTTTCTGGAACATCGTTGAAGAAACTTTCGGCCCGAGCAACGAAGCTGCTAAGCGGACGGTTGATAGCTTCATCAAGCTCAATTTGCGCTTTTTTGATATCGTTGATTGTATACATTTTGGCTCTCCGTCTCTGTGTTGTCTCTCTATGATTCTAATTATACATACTTTCAGAGGGAGTGCAAGAATATATTTACCTTTTTTCGATCAGGCATTAAAAACCCCGCAACAAGGCGGGGCTTAACAACAACGGAGCAGGGCGTCTCTCGACGGGCTGCAACTCAACCTTACTCCCTCTTCACCCAAAAATCAAAATCAAACCCATACCGATACAGCCCGGTATCCTCTTCGCGCTCTTCGTTCCCCCATCGGGTGATGTAGCCGTGCGGCTCCAGGGCATCCCGAAGCGCCTTCACGGCATCCTTGACGCTGGCAACTGACTGACCGTACACGTCAATCTGTAAGCTGTAAGAATCAATGTCAGGCGGGCAGTCCAGATAGTTCTCAGGCAGGCCGGTCACGACTTGCCACACGGCATAGGGCACAGCATAGGCTGTAGTTCCCGGTTGCGGGGCGAAGTCGAACGGGTAGAAGCGCACGGGGTTGGTGCCGAGGGCGGATTGTACGGCGGTGTTGGTTGAGACTAGGGGGAATAGGGGGATGTTCATTTTGCCGCCTTCTTCTTGGCGCGCCTTAGAGCTCGGTCCAATGCACGTGAATACTCGTTGATAAACGTATCAACCGCTTGCTGCCCTGCCTGATCCACCGCCGGGCGCATGAATGGCTGTGCGGCATGATTGGAGTTGCCGAACTCCTGTTGCCGGAAGGCTTGCCGAGTATCGCCGCCGGGCAGCCCAGAAAAGGCGCTGGCGGGCTTGTTACCACCGGCCCCGCCCATGACACCAATGCGGAAGCCGAGTCGCCCGGTACGCTTAAACAGCCTGCCATTCCAGCGCTCGACAATGTTTTTCTCGATACTCTCGGCAGTCTTCGGGTCGTCAATCTTGGCCGCATTGGCCTTGGCTTGATCGCGTATCACCTGAGCAGCGCGCCGCAACGCAAACCGCCCGCCCTTGTACTTGATATCATCGGTCACGGTGTCCAGCTTGCCGAGCAGTTCGGGCAAGCCTTCCATGGTGTAGGTGATGCCGTCAGTTGCCATAATCCGGAACCCAATCAGCCTTAACGTCTTGCGGTCTGGGCTTGCCGTGGAAGCACACAACTGCTGCATCCTCCGGCAATCCATGCTTACAGTGTACCTTATAGCTTACCACCTTGCCCGGCGCTATGTCTTGCCAGCGTTGCGGCTCCCAGCAATCCGCGAAAAACGCCTGATCGCCGATGCGGCCACGAGTCGCGGGGCGCTTCATATACGCCTCTGGGTTCGTGATCCACCTATCCCATACAGCGGCCTTGTCGGCCTGGGAGATGTGCATAAACCCGCTGGCGGGATGCTCCGGCCAGTAGAAGTCGGAAAGCATGGTGGTTTTGCCGTTGGCCGCCTTGATCAGCGGGGCAAGGTCGCCGGGTACTACGGTGTCCAGGTCCAAGTACAGCAGGTCGCCTTTAATGTCAGGGCGGCACAGTTCTATTTTAGACCACCATCCGGGCCAGTTTTGGGTTAGCGGGATGGTTTCGACTCCGGGCACGGCGGTATCGGACAGGCACACAAGGCCCGGCACCTGGCTGGCCAGTACCTGAACATGGCGTGGGGTGAAGTCGCCGCCGGAGCGGAGGACGCAGATTATCTTGACCATATCACGTTCCACTCATCTGCCGGGGCCGGGGCGTACCCCAGTGGTTTCAGGATAGCCGCCTGATCCTGCAAAGCCACATCGGTCAGGGCTTCGGTTATAATCAGCGGGGAGCACCTGCGGATGGTGGCTAGGGCGCCACGTAGAACAGCACACTCGTGCCCCTCTACGTCGATCTTAATGGCGGTTACGTTGCCGAAGTCGAATCCGTCAACCGTTGCCAGCACTGTGTCGGTGCCTTCGGTGATCTTGCCGCCACTGGTTAGCCGGGTTGATTTGCTCAGGGCCATGGATGCGCGGCCTTCATGGTCAGACAGTGCGATGAGGTAGGGCGCGACGGGCAGTTGGTTGACCTCGATGTTCTGTTGCAACCGCTCATATACTGCGGGGTTCGGCTCAAACGCATACGCATCAGCCCCGGCCTTAGCCGCCACAAGCGCATACAGGCCCGTATACGCGCCAATGTCCAGCGCCGTGCCGTGGGTGCAGGCTGCCTGCCAAGCGGCGATAGACTCAGCTTCAAACGGCTTGCCGGTCTGCTTTTGGTGGCGAATGACCATATCGCCATCTGGGTTTAGGTGGATGCCGTGGATTATCATTAGAGGTTCCTTAAAAAGCCCTCGCGGGGAGGGCTGTTGGGGTTATTTTTCGATGGCTTCGATCAACTCCCTCTCTATTCTCTTTTCAGTGTTAACCTTGAGCCACTGACGGAGAACCTCATGGGCGTATTCGTTCGCCTTTGTGCCTGCATTGCCTATGATATCAAGAATGAACTTTCCGTCGTCACTGTATTGAACAACAACGGCAGCCCTGTGGTCAGACCTTTGCTCCAAAGCCCACTGCATAAGTCTGGTGGCGTATTGGGTATCGGTCATCTTCATCATGGCCGCATCTTCAGCGCGGGCCTTTGCGTCCTCAAACTCAAGAATGGTTGACGCGGGCAGTGTTACCCTGATTTGTTTTCTTGCTTCGCTCATCGCGCCAAGTCCTCATTAAATATCTCAATGCAGTCACTCTCTGTTAGGTCGAACCTGTCACCCGGAATTTCATAAGCTCCAGATGGAAGCTTTAGTCCATAAAGCTCAGGCAAAATGTCTTCGGCGATTACAGGGATTGCCATAGACCTTCCTTCCAGTGCATCCGTTTCGCTGTCCGTATACACGCTCCAAGCTACCACCATAGATTCATGTAGGCTGTCACATTTTCCATCTGTCCCGATAATTGGAGTCACAACAAAAAAGCCCGGCGAAGCCGCTATTACTTGAACTAATCCTCGTCCCATGTTAAATCCTCTAATCAGTAATTGGTTAAGCGTCTCTCCCAACGCCATTACAGATTAGACTCTAAAGGCCGCATTTGTCAACAAGTGTGGCCTTTATTTTTAAGTGTGCCCTCAAGATCAACCACCGCCCAAAAATCCAAAGCCGTCCGCCTTGTCGCATTCACGATTTCAACGCCGCCATAGTGCCTCGCCGCTTCCTGAAACTGCCCGTAGAACTTTGGCATAGACACGCAGTTACCCAGGCCCGCTATGTGGTCGCCGTGCCAATGCCGCTTACCGTCCGCCGCATACTGGCAGTCGTAGCCGAGCAGTATCACGCGGGACGCACCTCGTGTGACAGCTAGGGTGATCGCGCCTACGCCGGAGTTGCCAGAAGGGTGTACGTCTTGCCGGGTGGCTATCGGCGCGTTGTGCCCTCTGGTAATCTTCTCGCCTTTGAAGTATCGCGCATCTTGCCCGTATCGCCGCCACCATGCCGAGTCCATGGCATAGAGAGTGTCCGCCCACGGGCACAGCTCATAGGTGTTATTGGTGACGATCACGCGCCGGTCATTGCCAGACACGCGCCACTGGCGGACACGTTCAACGTCTTCTCGGGTAAGCGAGGGGCCGGAAGCGATGCAGACAACCGTAAAATCAGCCCACGGTTTCGCCATCGTTCACTCCGGTTGTGCAGTCGGTGGTCAGGTACTCAGTGCCGTAATCCGGGTCTGGCCTAAAGCCTGTCGGGTTAAAAATCACGCCTTTGTGAATGATCCTCATAGACGAGTTCAAGCCCTCTCGGTAGCGAATCACAATCCTCGCTGTTGCCTCAGACTGCGCCGCCTTTGCCGCCATCATTTCGCGAGTGGAATAGTAGTGAACTTCGGCATGGACATTCGACCACACATTCACCCAACTAACCACAAGCTGCCCGGTATTCGGGTCCTGTACTTGCTGCTGTTCCTGAATGTCGATTCTGTGCCGCAAGCGGCCTGCTGACAGTGCCATAGTGTTACGCCATTGCCGGATCACGGAGCGGGTACAAAAGACTGATCACAGTCTGTGGCAAATACCCAAAACCCCACTGTGCATCAACCTTGCCATCTTGCTCCGCCTCCCGGTGCTTGTACCACTCCGCCACCAGAATCAGCGTTGCAACCTTCACTTGCCACGGCACGCCCTCGGGGTTTCCGGAGCTGTCCACCGGCACCTCGCCGGAGCTATTCAGAAAGGTTGCGCCGGATTTCAGGTATTCCACCACAGCGGCGGATGCGCCTTGGATCAGAAGCTCGATATACGGATCATCCTGGTCGTGATCCATCATCAGCTGATACTTGGCTTCGGTTAGGGTGACAAGTTTCATTGTGCGTCCCTCCCGCGCTTAACCGCCAGTCGCCATCCGTCGCCGTCTCCCGGCTTGTGGTCTGGGCTGTCTTTCTGTGCGATCCACAGGGAGCCGCCAGAGCTAACCGCGTCGCCCCGGTCGTAGTTCTTTTCGGCGTCGTACACGCCACGGTCAATGATCACCGGCAACGTGAACACCTGCTGAGACTCGCCAGACTTCACGGTAAAGCTACGCTCTCCATCATAGGCGAACTCCACCTGCCGGGACTCCAGCGCCTTCAGCCGTGGCTCAAACCGCTCGGCAATGAACTTGCCTACAAGCCGGAGCATGTCTTTATTCATCATCCGCTCCTTCTGCCATGGCGGCCAGTGCTTCGTCGTCGTCCATCGGTTCAGGCTCGTCAGCTACCGGCTCCGCGTTATCACGGCGGCTCAGTGCGGCCAAGCTGTAATTCTGCTGCTGCATGTACGGCGTATCACCGCCCGGCACAGGTGGCAGGTTACGGCGACGGCGCGCCTCGTCGGGTGCCAGGTAGCCCGCGCCCATTTCAGCGGCGGCAACCTCGGCTTGCGTCTTGGTGTCCATCCGTAGCAGGCTATCCAGATCAAGCTCCACGGTCAGGCGGTCAGGCAGGCCAAGCCCCTCATCCAGCACCGTCTCAAACTGCTCGATGTGGCTTTGCAGGCACTGCGCGTAATATTGCAGGTTCAGCGCCTGAATGTTGTTGTAGTTCGGCTCCTGCCCGGCAATCGCCATGTGGCTCGGGACGTGGAACACAGAACACACGGTTTCGGCGCTCATCTTGAGCTGTTCGACCATCTGGGCGTCGTGGGCGGTCATCACCATAGGCTCATACTTGAGCCCATCGCCTACCACCGCCACCTTGCCGGCATTGTCTCCGGTGTAGTTGGCGTCCCACTGCTGCTTAAGTCTTGCCGCTGTTTCGTCTGAGATTGCGCCGGGGGCGGACAGTACGCCGCCAGGGCGTGAGCCGTTGGCAAAGAACTTTCGGCTGTTTTGCTGGATCTCCAGCCCCATACCGGCAGACAGGCTGCAAGCATACAGCGGGCTGATGCCGATGAGCGGATGGAACAGACAGTTGATGCGGTCGTGGATCACCTCGGATGCCGGGACGGTTACAACCTCTTCCTGCTGCTTGCTGATCGCGTCCTTCTTCAGCTCGTAGAACACTTCGCCAGAATCCGACACCAGGATCTTAACGCGGCTGTAGTCAAGAATATACAGCGCCGTGATCATGCCGCGATTGTCCCGAACCTTGAGCGCAACGGTATTGCCCCGCGTCAGTTTCGAGATCATCCACGTTTCTTTGAATTGGATATGGTTCTGGTAGTGGTTCGGCTTTTTCAGGACGCGGGCGTACGGGCTGTTATCAACGGGTACTTTGATGCCATCTTGATAGGCCATGAGGCGCGGACGTAACTTGCCCACGTCGTTTGAAATCAGGGTGATGCAGGAGAACACAGCAAAAAACGCCAGTTGTTCGCCGGCGGTCAGTTCTTTGTTTTGCTGCCACGCTCCGGGGTAAGGATCGCGCACAACCGGCCACCAGCCAGACGAGCCCGCCTCCTGTAGTGCCTTGGTGCGGCGCTTGATCTCTAGCCCAAAGAGCTTCAT